CTAATCTCCATTTAGCTTCCTTCTTAGCAATTTCAATATCATATCTTTCTGCTAAAAAGTTCATTAATTTATCTATTTTAAGTTGAAACCATGCACCAACTTTCGTATTAAGAAACCACTTACTAAAAGCATTTCCAAATACTGCTGTTACACAGGCTATTCCTAATCTAATTAATATTAACATTGTTCTGTTAAGAATGTTTTGAAATCTAACATTCCCCTTTCCTCTTTTTGTAAGCTCATGCCTTGCCTTGTCGCTTTAAATAATCTCTTAGCGTGATCATCGCTGTGGTTAGGATGTAATCCTGCCTTAAAAGATTTAAAATCATTATTGCTAGCATGATTTCTCATTTTTGTCCCGCTTATTCCTGCAACACCTTCAGCATCGGGATCTCGGTGGCCTGCTGAAAGTATATTAATTTTCTTATAATTGTACTCTTTGCCATTATACTTCTTAGCAAGAGACTTAAAATCTTTTACCCTATCACTACCAACAACCATTGTTGCGTGTGTATGTCCTTCTTGATTAAACTTCTTTAATTGTGCTAAGAAGTGAGGGTGTTCTTTTGTTGAGTGTTCAAAGTTTACATCTGGGTGTATATGTTTAAGATACTCTTTCTTATGTTCGTGATGTAAAGGATTGTCTTTTTTGTTTTGAGAATGGCTAACTACTACTGCGTGGTTAGCACCAATTGAGTCTGCGTGAGATTTAACTTTGTCTACTACTTTTGAATGGCCAGCAGTGGGAGGATTCATCCTACCGTAAGAAAATACTATATGCTTATCTGGTTTTTCTGCCATTACTTAGTGTCCTTATTAAAATTCGCTGCACTAAATTCGTTTCTATCTACAAATTTAGAAGGTCTGCCGTTTCTTATAGCAACAAAACCTTCTGGTTTAGTTTTAGCTCCCGCTATTTCATGCCCCCATTGTGACTTTTGAGACATGGTGTTTGTAATAATATTCTTTGCTGCCTGTAAATGCTTGTGCATGTTCATAGGGCCTTCAAAGTGTTCTTTATTCTTATTTATATGACCTATTGTGTTATCCATAGTTGTTTGATGCCTTGCCTTAGCTGCATCTGTTTTAACACCATCTATCTTCTTTTGATGTTTAGATGAGGCATGTGCTACGAAACCTTCATGTGAATATTGTTCGCCTGTTCGTATAGTGTGGTTTATATATGTTTTCTTAGCCACTGCATGTTTTTGAACTGTGTCGTGATGTTCTTTAGGTGTTGCTTTAAAATGTGCTACTGCTTGTTCTAAGTGATGATCTACTTGTTTACGATCTTCTAAGCTATACCTATGTGTGCTAGTATCGTGGTTAGCATCCATCATATGAACATCTTTATGTTTTTTAAAGTCCCCATGATCTATTCCACCATGAGTTGCTTTTAAAGTATCTATAGTCTTACCTTCATACTTTGTATGAACTGCTAGGCCTAGTTTAGAATTTTTAGCTGCTTTACCATGATCAGAATCTGCTGGTGCATGATATGTAATTGTATTTGGTGTAAAGTCAACTCTATTGTTCTTTTTATCATGTTTAACATCTCCAGAGTGCATGATGTCTGCTTGATATATACCATTAGGTTCTATTTTATGTGCGTGATCTAATGCTGCACTTAACTTCTTCATAAGACCAGGTGCGTGTCCATGGTTCTTTGCTATGTCCTCATGCGTATGGTTTATCTTAGGTGTTTTATTAAATGCTGATTTAGATGAAACAAAGAACTTACCATTCTCTGGGTGTTTACCAAATATAATAGCAGGGCTGCCATCATATTTAATTGTAGTTTGTGTCTGAGAATTACCTTTACCTTGTAAGTCATTATGAACATCATTAATAGTATGGAATGCGTGTCCAAAGCCTTTGTGTCCAGCATGGATTACATGATCCTCCACATGCTCTAGATGCTTCAGTTTATCTTCTTCTTTTTCTTCTTTTAAAAATTCAGTAAAGCGCATACCAGTATTTATAAGTCTACTATTCTTATGAATGGAAAATCTAATCTCTTTGTCTTAGTTCCTACAAGTTTTTTAACTTCCTCTATATCAGCTGCTGCTAAAAAGAACTCATCATCACCTGGTGTATAGATATTATGTTCTAGGCCATCTGTTACAGAGCCGTGCCTTCCCTTTCTATCTAATGTCATAGTAACCTCAGATTTACATTTTCTTGTGCCTTCAACAGCATTTACTCTCTCAATAAATTCTCTATCTCCATAGTGATGTCCTGTAAAAGACTCATCATACCCACCTGCTTTCCAAAACAAATCTTTATGTATAGCAAAACAATTATAATGGCCAGGGTGTGGCACATGAGTTTGACTAAAAGTTCTGTATAATCGGTGGTGCATAATATCTGTTTGTTCTACAATCGTACTTTTTATTCTAGCAATATCAGCACCGTGAAAGAACATGTCCATATCACAGAATTGTATTACATCTGTTTGTGCGTATTTTGCTATTAAATTTCTACAACCGTGTGAATTAAACCCTAAGTCTCTGGTTACTTTCCAGAGTTGTAAGGTAGGTTGCCAATCTTCGAATTTTAAATCTTTGAGGATATCAATGGCAGGATAATGATTTGAGCCATCGTCTACAATGAATATATCAACATTACCTGGCCATAATTGCCAAGTGTCTATTTGTTTCCACAGCCTATCAGGCTCTTCGTAATAAGAATAACCAACAGTTAACCTATGATTCTTCTTGCTTCGTGAGTAAAGTGACGTCTTCTGCTGGGAAGTCAATTGTATCTCCATTCTGTAGTTGAAATGCTTCGTTATGTGTTAATCCGTCTTTGAAGTAAATCTCGTAACCAGAAAATATCTCGACACTACCAGGTCTCGTTTGGCCTTCTAACATGTGATGGAACTTTGTAACATATTCACCTATCACTTTTATAGAGGGCTCAATATCATCTGGTAACTCTAAATATCCTATAACATACTCATTACTTCCTACAGGATGCCACATAGGAAAATCAGGATTAGTAGGATTCTTTGATTCCCAAATCTTAGTGGACGCGACTATTTTCAGTTCTTGCATTATATAACTCCAAATTACTTTTTACACTCTCTATATCTATATCATTTTTAGAGGCGATTTTTTGGGCTGTATGTTTCCAATAAGATTTAAATTCACCATGTAATGCTTTTTTCTCAGCATTAAGACAGTTAACCACTCTACGAATTGCTGTCATCTCTTTCATTATTTTGCTCCTATGCGTTTTCTTAGAGAGGTGCTACTAAAAGTATGATCTCTCTTATTATAAATTATTTCAATTTTCCTTTGATGGCATATTGCCTTTGCTGTAAATTCCTTACTTTTATATTCTTCGCCTATAATTCTTACATTAATAGGTAAGGTTAAAAATAAGTCCTCTAAGTCTTTTTCAGTATTGTACATGACTATCTCATCTACAAATTTTACACCTGCTAATTGTATTTGTCTCTCTACTATGGTTTGAATTGGCTTGTTCTTGTCTTTTCTGTCAACAGTAGGATCTACTTGCAGCGCTGCTATTAGGTAATCACAATGTCTTTTGGCCTCCTCTAACATTACAACATGCCCTGCATGTAGCAAATCAAATGTGCTACAGGTAATGCCAATTTTGCCACAGTCTTTGTAATCTAACCTCATAAATCCATCTCCATCTCTATTTCTTGTTGACCTTTGTTTGAATTCGTCTTAACAAGCCTCAAGTTTTCCTCCGTTAGATAGCATACCGCAAGGAGTAGGAGATTGTGTACTAGGTGTTTCCATTTTTTCCACAAACCGCATTATATATCCTCGAAACATCTTATCAACATAAAATTAACACAATTCATCTAACCATTCTATTTGAATGTCTTCTACATACTCTAAAAAGTCTAAATCAGGGTCATTTAATTTATCATATCCTTCTTTAAACCACCCACCTGACTCTTCAAAATTCTGTTCATTAACATACACACCACAAAAATTAAGGAATTCATCTTCATATTGCATGCTTAATAAAACATCCTGATCATATGATCTTAAATGTTCTATTAAAATTTCTAAAAATTTATGAGGTGATATCCAGGCAGATTTTACTTCTACCTGTGTGCCCATGAAACTTGTGACTTCTGCTTTTCTAGGGCCAACCCATGTTTCCATAAATTCGTTATCTACAATTTCTTCATTAGTTTTAAAGAAGTCTGCAAACTCTAATCCTTTTTCGTCAAAAGTTTCTATGAATTCAAATATTCTTATGAATTCATGTTCTGCGTCATTGTTTCCTTTTTCAAATTGTATAGTAGAATATACATTATTGGCCATATGATTTCTCCCTTTGTCTAACGAACGATTTTGCTGTTTCAATTGCAATATTTCTATCACCTACATATTCTGTAAAGATCAAATTATCTTTATCAAAAAATTCTACTTTAAACATTCCGTCTGGCACCTCTAGTGGTGAGACTTCTGCTTTAAAAAATTCGTTACCAAAGGAAGTAGCCATCATTCTACCGGGTACTTATCTCCTGCAAAGTTAAATCTTCTACTGTTAAGAATATCTAACTTTTCCTGGTTGTTTGCTATAAGCTCTATTTGTGTATCTATGGCTGCAACAATATCTGGGTGCTCTCCAATCCCTGCTGGATTATCTATATAAACCCCCACATTAGCTTTTGCTGTGGCAATTTCACCTTTATACTTTTGCCTTAATGCTTCAATTAATTCTATTCCTACTGTGTCTACCATTTGTGTTCCTTTAAAATTAGTGGGCCTTTTTGGAAGTCTTTATCTTGCCCAGGACTTTTTTGTATTTTGTCTTTCGTAGTTTAATGAGGTTCTCGCTCTCTCCTTTTATTTATGTTGGTCTTTTGGCCTCGGACGACCTCGGTGTACCAAACCTCAAAAATGTAATGGAGCACATGCGCTAGTTCCCGACTTATAGTGCTCCATTGATGCTAGTTTAGCTGAATGAAACACCAGCAGTAAATGCTGCTGCTACCATTGCTCTACTAGGCGTACCCAAACGATAGGTGGCATTGCCTCTATTGTTTGTGTTCGTGTAAATAGGATATCCCTGTCCTCTAAGAACATTAATCTTAGCAGGAAGTCTATTTACTTTTAGCTTATGCGTTGCTACTGCATTGCTTAAGCTGTTGCCATTAGCTAAAAAGTTTAAAACTTTTTGCTGTTGGCTCACTTTACGATTAGCCATATTAGCTCTCCATATTATTGTTGGCAGAATTGCCAGTTGATGCGCCAGCGTTAACAACACGAGTTGTTCCTTTAGGCACATTCCTATATACAACCTTCTGCAGAGCATCTCTCACATCAAAGTTAGACTTAATGTCTTCCCTCTCAAGTAAGAAATTAGATGCTTGCTTCTTGGTCATAGCTTCCGGCAATTCAGCGAACCAAGTATCTTGGTTGCCTTTAGCCGTAAGTTTCTTTATGCGTGAAACCATATCGTTTCCGAATCTTGCCTTTGTTTGGCCTTTTTCAGTCACGCTATAGCCTGCATACTTAAATAGTTGATCTGTCATAACAGCGTTTCTCCATTTCTAATTTATACTCATATTATAGACTCTTGTACACCAAGAGTCAACACTTAATAGGACCAAAACAGCAATTAAGCTGCTAACCTCTCCAATATCCTTTGCTTAGAGTATGCAATCCTTTTGTGGTAACAATAGAACCCAAAGTCCCATGATTCCACATCTTCAGCTTGCATGTCCCAAGCAAGAGCTTGTCTAAAGTCTTTTGCTCCCATATTAACTAAATCGGCATAATGACTTTTAAGATCCAACCAAGATTGTTTCTCAATATTATGTATGCGTTCTGCTTCTTCAGAAGCTGCCTCACATAGTCTATCAAGTTCAACCTTAAGCTGTGGAACAGACATATCATTGTAAAGGCCTCTAGGTCTAAACCCGTAAGCATCTTTATGAGTATCACTTATATAAGTAAGTAATTGGTCTTTTTCTGATAAATCGTTCCATTCTGTCATAATCTTTATACCTTTTTATTTAATATACATACATTATGCACTCTGGCGGACCATAAGTCAAGCACTTTTTCAAATCTTTTCCTCTGTGATATCAGTAACTTAGGCTAAATGTAAGAAAGTTTCTAGTATATATTTGTCGTGAAAGTTGGATTTGTGGTGTGTTTTAGGGTATTCCCAGCCGCTTGGGTGTATTATTACCCTACCTTTTACAGGTTCAACACCTATTTTCTGTACAGGGAAATCTATATTACCCTCATTCTCATTTAAAAAGAAGACAAAAGATACTGCTCGAATAGCACTGGCATGATCTATGGTATCTAAATATAAATTACAGAATCCATCTTTTTCTTCAAACTTTTTGATTTTAAGTTCTTCGAACCCTGACACTTTAATCATATTACCCAAATTAAGATCTTTAAGATAATGCTTATACAGTTCGCCTATATGAGCCATTAATCTCTCATGGATTTCTTCATCTTTGTGATTAAGTGTGTAGTTGTATTCTTGGTATTTGTAGTTTTCGTTTTCTTCAGTTACGACACTTGCCTCATTCTTATTAAATATTTCAATAAGATCATCTGAAAAATCCTGACTCAAAGCGCCATCATATATTTTTAATGCACCAGGCTTTTGAATGTGTGCTTTTTTGGTCTCATCTAGAGGAACATCTGAATGTCCACCTAAACCTACTACGCCGTCGCTATCTCTTCTTCCGTCTTCCATACTAATTTCACTCCACGTCTGTTTAATTCATTAACAAATTTATTTCTATGTTTCTTCTTGCCTGTATTTATGGCCTTTATTATTTCCTCGGTTGAGGTTTGTTTCAAATAATAATGTTTGATTTGGGTTCTTCCGGTTAATCTACCATCTTTACCTCTAATATTTTCTTTAGCGCTTGGCTTGAACTTTGGGGGCATCACTTATCTCCATTTTTAATTTTTGCAATTTCATCTCCATTTTTTCTAATGTTAGCATCTTGTAAAGAATCAACTAATCTTTGTGCTCTTTCTTGATCTGTATCCCTGTGCAAATCAGGATCTACTATTTTCTCTAACTTTAAAAACTCTATTCTAGTATTCGGAACATACCTCCATGTATATCCATCTTCTCCATAGATTCCGAAAACTGTTTCGCCTAAACCTATTTTAACAATAAGTGCAGGCTGGCCGTCTAATATAACTTTATCACCTTCTAAGAATGCTTTGTTTAATCTAAACTTTGCGCCCTTAACAAAAGATGTAGCTGCGTCCCTAATACTCAACCCTACGATTAAGGTTAGTAAAAAGCCTATGAACTCTACATAGAAATCTGATAAAATTATCTCAGGCATGTTATCCCTTCTTATGCTCTGTTGATGTACTATTTACATACAACCCAAACCATGCTGCTCCAGCTCCTACAATAACACTTACTAGAGCAGACTGTTCTGCTATAGGTGCTGGTAAATTCATGAACCAAGTTACTACCTTAAATAACAAGTAGATATACATGCTAATAAATGCACGAGGAAATAACCTCCATCTACTAAAATACTCTGGTGCAATCCAAATCCATCCTCTATCGTCAGGTGCACTCCACCAAGGTTTTGCATCTACTGCTTCTGGTTCATCGCTAGGTATTTGCGCTTTTAATTCTTCATATTCGTCTAAACTTATCTCTACGAAATTTTCTCTTTTATCTGGCATCTTCCTTAAATAACTCCCATTGATGTTTACTATTACTCTTACACTTTAAAAAATAATTTGTAAGGTCATTAGTATTTATATCATCTTTGAGTTTAGCAAACGGAATATATCCACATCTTAGTGTTGGATCGTCTAGATCAGGCAAATCCAATTTGGTTTTTAATTTATCATGAGCCATTTGTAGCCTTGGTTGGAACAAGTTTATATTTTCAACTGATAATGGATCACCCAACCATATGTGAAAACTTGGCCTCATAAATTCTTGTGGAACATATTGATGTGCCTCTATATTATAATCGTTACTCCAGGCTATCTCGGCAAAATGTTTCCCTACATGAGGGTAACTAATATATAGCCAACCTGGATGTCTTTCCAATGTAAAGTACTCATAGTCTTTTGGAAATAATTCTAGTGTTGAATGTCCATTCATCATTCCCCATCTAGGTGGAAAATTATTAATCACTAATTCATAATAATGAATGAGATTATTCAAGCGAGACATTTCCTCTTCGTCATCGTGATCTGCGAAGTATTCATGTAATTTGTTCATATTTCTTGTAGGCTCTTTTCCTAACATATAAACAATCTTATCAATTTCTGCAAGAATTACATCTTCTCTATCACCCATGAAATAAAACTCTTTTGTTTCATGTACATGCTCTTTAAGGAATTGACTATATCTTTTTGCTAAAACATTATCTAGAACATCAAATTCTAAATCTTTAAAATTTAAGATCATCGTATTTACCTCTGTCAAAAACTGGTGTGGAGTCGGTTTGTCCTGAATCTGATAATGCTTCATCAGGACCCAATGCTGGAGAAGTTTGATCTGTGTCAAAGATTCTCATTTTTGCACGATCTACACCTACCATAAATTTTTTGTTAAATGTAGGATCTGCATATCTGTTTTTTAATTGTTTAATCATGAACTGGCCATTCTGTTCTAACTCATCTGTACTTATAATAGCAAACATCAAGTCTGCTGTAGCTGGAAGACCAAAACTTTCTGAGGTATCTGTTAAGGATACATCTGTAGCTCCAAAACCAGCTCTCGTTGTCTGTGTAGCACTAAATATAGGAACATTTAAGTCTACTGCAAGTGCTCTAATTTCTTCTGCTATACTCTTAATAATTGTATAAGAGTTAGAATTACTCCCTGTTTTAATTCTAGAGCTTGCACATATATTTAAGTAATCAATAAAAACAATGTCTGGATGAAAGTTTCTTTTTAATTTAAGTTCATTAATCAAAGCTTTAAAATGTCCTGTATGTGCTGATGATGTAGGATATTCTTTAATAAGTAATCTACCCTCATATTCTTCATTTAGACTGCTAATTTTATTTCTAAATCTTTCTTCCGTTTTTGCTAAATCTCTGACAGCAGCCATTGTAATATCCATAAGGTTAGCATCTATTCTTTCTGCTATTCTCTCTTCTGCCATTTCCATTGTAATATACAATACTCTTTTACCTTGTTTTAAACATGCAGTGCTCATATGACACATAAACAGGGATTTACCTACACCAGTACCTGCTAATGCTATATTTAGTGTCTTATTTGATAAACCACCGTCTGTTATTTTATTAAACAGTTCTATATCAAAAGGAATTTTTTCCTCTACTCTATTATAATACTCTATTCTCTTATCAGCGTCTTCAATAAAATCGTGGCCTATTCTAGTATCAAATCCTACCTGTAATGCTTCGGTTAATAAATCAGGTAAAGCGTCAGGAGTTTTATCCTTTGATTTACCGTCTATGATTTGTATGCCTTCTAATACTGCATTAAATACAGCTTTATCTTTACAGAATTTTTCTGTCTGATCTACTAGCCAATCTAATTCTTGATTCTCTTGTTTATAATCAAAAATTATGCCAAGAAGTTTTCTTTGTGATTCTGTGCCTCTATCAAATGCAACTGACATTGCTTCTAATGTAGGAGGAACATTATATTCTTCTATATATTCTTTAATTTTTATAAAAGCGTACTTATGTTCTTCATCACCAAAATATTCGTCTTTAATAAAAGGTAGAGCTATCCTAGAATAATCTTCATTCCTAATTAAATTAACGAGTATAACTGTATCAAGCATTAAACTTTATCCTTATAGTCATTAAACACTTCAACGACACAAGGTGCACAAATATACACCTCTTGTTCGTCATTATGAAAACAATATGCTTTATCTTTTTTCTTTATAGGTTTTTCACACCTATCACACTTTGTCGTATTCTTGTTGGATATCTTCATCACTAATTTCCTCTGTTATCATATCCACAGAGCCTATTGTATATTGTTTCTGCACCCAATTAGTAAATCTTTTATCAGATAATATAGGTAACCAGAATTCTTTCTTCTGTGTATCTTTTAGTCTAACTTTAACTTCAGGAAGTATCTCTCCTGTATCAGGGTCTGCTTTCTGATACCAACCATTACTAGGTTTAATTACATGGCCAGATGCTAATCCCATATCAAGTAAACCAGACCATTTACTAATTCCGTCTTCCCATGTAACTTCTACAGGGATTTTAGATTTCTCTCTTACAAATCTGGACTTTTCAACATTAATTACAAATTCATAACCTGTAACTTCTGATCCTGTTTTTTGTTGTCGTCTACCAATAATAAAAATGTTATCTGCTGAATAGTAAATGCCTGTTCCACCACTAACCACATCTTTAGGGAATAGGCCTATCTCTTTATATGTGTGATTAACTACAATAGCAGGTATATCTTTAATTGTTAAATGAGGTGTAATCATTCTAAACAGTGACTTCATTTGTTTAGCTCTTGTCATATCAGCAACACTTTTACCTTCTAAAGCATCTTCTACTTCTTTCTTAGAAGCTAAGTTGCCTACAGAATCTACAATAATCATAACATGATCATCTCTTTCAAAAGTATTTAACTGTTGCATAATATCATGTTTTAATTGTTCAATATCTGAAATAGGACTATGCACTACCCTGCTCGTATCAATCTCAAAAGTCTCAAAATAAGACTGAGGAGCTCCAAACTCACTATCATAAAATAAAACAACACCATCATCATATTTGTCTAAATATGACTTTGCCAATAACATAGCAAACGCTGTTTTAAAATGTTTACTAGGTCCTGCAAATACAGTTAAACCTGGTGTCAATCCTCCGTCTAACCTCCCACTTAAAGCAACATTCACTGCTGGAACAGATGTCTGTATCATATCTTGTTCATTAAAGAACTTAGATTCAGTCAGTATATCTGTTTCCTTTATCGTAGAATTTTGCTTGATTCTATCAAGTAATTTATTCATCATCTCTCCTGTGTTTATTAGCCCATATGGCCGTATTCATAATATTATAATCAGTATAGCATAATCCAGAAGCATGAGTCAAATCTTTTGGTAAACAAGTACCACCAAATCCTACCTTTCCATCTGGTCCTGGGACAGCCCAATGTGTGCCTCCTAGATTTTCATCGTTCTCTAAAAACTCTTGTATGTTATCATAATCGATATCATACGCTTCACATATATTTTTGAAGTCATTTGCTAATCCTACTTTAACTGCTAGTGCAGCATTTCTAAATAGTTTTATAGCACTTGCTTGGCACGGTGTTACCGGCTTTACAAATTTACTTCCACATGACATTAGGTCAACAAATTCATTATGATTATGATGTCCTATAAGAAGATCTATATTAGGATCGTCTACATCTTCCTTCCAATGATTTTCTCTTAAAAACTCTGGCATAATAATACAACCTTTATTAGCGTATTTGATACATTGATCAGGACCTATTGTACTTCTAATCACTGGTATAATTCCAACATAAAGCGTAGACAGTATATTATCTATAATAGAAGTGTCTAATTTTCCGTGCTTTAGGTTAGTTGGAACACAAATAAAAGCATAATCTATTTCTGCCCAATTATCAATTGTATAATCAACCCTAAGGTAAGGATCGTGAATAAAGACCTCTTGTTTTCCGTCTATATGTTTTTGTAACAGGTATTCTGTAGCTTTACCTACAAATCCGTATCCGATAATAGCGACTCTTGTAATTCTTGTATCTTCTTCCATTGTTCTTCTATTCTCTCTGCTTGGTCCTTAACGGTTTTCTCTTGAAACATACCCCTTTGTGTCTGATGTCTTAATTCTTCCTTCAAGCGTTTCAATTTGATTTGCTTTTTTCTCTGTCCAGTTCGTTTCATTTCTTTCCTTCCCGTTAGACATTGTCTTGGGTGTAAATTTAGTTTTTTGTAAACGCTCTAATGCTCGTTCACGCCTGGCTTTTCTACCTCCTGTGGCAGAGTATGGCCTATCTTTTCCGTGTCTCATGCAAATAAATCCTCCAATGTTGCTTGGGGTTCTGTGTTCCACCCCAAAGGTTTTAAAATGTTTTCCAAAGGATCTACAAATGCCTTTTGGAAAATTAAATCATAATCTATATATTTGTCAACATCAAACTCTTTAGGGAGTTTTGTTACAAATGCAATAGTATTCTCACCAATATTATTAGGTTCTTTTAAATACAAGAATTTAATTTTATCGCCCTCTTGTATTTTCTCATACTTAAGATTAAGTTTCTTTTTCTTTATTAAATTATTATATAATAAACTACCTCTAACATGTATAGGTGTTCCTTTTGTGTATATGTCTGCATCTGAGGTGTACTTTCTTAAATTATTACAACCTCGAGGAAATGCAATATCCTCAGGTGTTCTAGCTTTAAACTCCTGTTTGGCTTCCTCTATAAATGTTTGTAAGTGTTCCTCATCTGAGGTAAGTATAAGCCTAACAGCTTCTTTTAGAGAGGCTCTAATAGGGCCTGGTGTGCTACTTCTCACTATCTCTAAACCCATAACCTTTAACTTGGGTTCTTTTAATCTCAATCCTTCATCATCTAATACATTTAAAGCATATCGTTTCTTAGCAACAAATACGCCTTTATCTGCTATAACTTCTCTCTTAAAATCTATTTTATGTTCAAAAGCATTAGTGTAATTACCTAACTTTGTCATTGCTTGTGCAATAGCAGGTTCAATTTTATCTGTGCCTATCTTATCAAGAAGGCCTACAACCTTATCTATATCTTTATCTGGGAAGAAATTCTCTACCAATTTCTTACATGTAACATAACAAGAATCTGTATCACTATAAAAAGAATACATTTCATCATCTGTCCCACATACTTTATTCATATAAGCATCTAATGCCTTTGCAGTATCTCTAATAATTAACTGGCCAGACATTGTAATCCCTTCAGCAATCCTATCATCATAGAATCTAAAGTATTGATTGGCCAGGGCACCATATAAACTGTTTAATTGAATCTTACGAGCCATCTGGAAATTGTTATATTTACTAATTTCATTTTTGTGATGTAATGCTCCTGTTTCTTGATAATCCTTTTGTGCCTTCTGCATAAGTCTTTTATATCTCAATCTATCATCAAAAAACTTCTGTACAATCTCAGGAAATAATCCTCTCTTTTCTCTTGTATAACAGGAACCATTTCCTGCCATAGTGTAGTTCTTTTCTTTTAACTTATCTAATTGATATCTATCTAATTGATCGTCTACTTTAACATCATATTTAAATCCAGGAACAATCGTCTCTGGACTCATATTGTGTTGCATTAGGATACTAGGATACAGGCTAGTAGCATCAAAACTACACACCCAATCATAAGCTCCAGGATTTGGTTCTTGAACATAAGCGCCTTCTATTTGCCTTTCTTTTCTACCACCACCTTGGTGGACTACGATATTCTTTTCCCATAAATGATTATATAATAAACTATCCCAAGTTCGAACAGCTGAGAATACATCATTATAATTACATTTAGCGTCATAAGCCATTGTAATAGCAAGTTCAATAAGTTTCATCTTATCTTCTAACTCATCAACAATAACTGTATCTATAATATTATACTCTACAAATCTATTCCAATCATTATCATAAAATTCTTTAAATGTGTCAAAGCCTGACTCTAATTTGTTCTTACCTAATTCTGTTTCAGCAATAAAGTCTAGTTTATAACTCTCTCTTGTAACATAAGTAAACTTCTTATATAAGTCTATATAATCTAATTGTGCAACACCTGTAATTTCAAATGCTGTCATTTCCCTACCAGCTGCAAATCTAATAGGCCTTTTGTTAACTAATCCAAAAGGAGAGAATCTTTTATGTTCATTCTCACCTAATACCCTTTGAACTCTTGTAATAAGATATGGCATGTCAAACAAATTGCTGTTCCAACCTGTAATAATGTCAGGAGTATTATCTTTCCACCATCCTAAGAAAGCATTAAGTAATTCTTCCTCATCATCACATTTAACATATTCTATATTTAAATGTTTTGTATCTTCACCAGGAGTGAACTCTCCCAAACCCCATGTTGTTATCTCTTTGGTGTTGTTGTTTTGAAGTGTGATAACTAACACTTTCTCGGAGGGAGAGTCCACATTTGGAAATCCACCTTCTGATGTTGTTTCAATATCAATAGAGTAGATTGCCATTTGTTTAGCATCCCATGTTATAACACCAGGATATTTCTCGGTGATATATTGGTATGCGTAATAGTTTTGGCCAAAGATTGGATAGTTCTCCACATCTTTGTAAGTATTAAAATGCTCTGTAGCTGCTTTGTTGCTTTCAAATTTAATAGGAGCTACAGGCTCGCCAAAAATAGATTTGTATTTTGTGGGTTTTTGTGTCTTGTGAAAGAGCGTAGGTCTGAAATCTTCTTTT